AACACTGAGCCAGCTAACAGGTAGAAACCTTTCATTGACATTAGGACAAATAGTAAACGTAGATGACCCTCTAGAGCATAACCGGATTCAGGTATTCCTAGCCTCTGAAGGTGGAAAGAGCCTCAGCCCTTGGTACTATCGAATGTTACCCATCAGTAGGCTATCAATGCCCACAGACCTCACAGGTGCTACCGCTGTATGTGGATACATTGACGGCGATCCTCATGAAGGCGTTGTACTGGGGTTGCTAGTCAATGACTTAACCAAAATGAACCAGAAAGAGGAGGAGCTAATGTATCGGCTCGGTAGCTCATCAGTCTCGGTCAAGGACGGCGCTATAACTTTCAGCACTGGTAACGTTACCATGACCCTAACTGATTCAGACCTAACCATCAACGGCAAGAGCGTACTAACCATTGACGCTAAGGACACTCAAGGACATCAAGCCATTCTCAAAGGCTGGGAGGTAGCCAGTGAATGAGACACTGACTGAGCTAGTCTATCCTATGAGGCGAAACAAGTATGGAGACATCGACACTACAAGCGACTACGCTCAACAGGTCAGAGGCGCAATACTTTCAGCACTCAACACGGTCAGGGGCGAAAGGGTCTATCGGGATGACTACGGAACCGAGACAACCTTGTTCAACACTGATGCTCTAATCCTGTCAATACGTGCAGCATCATCAGCGCTTAAGGTTCTTACGTTAGAATACCCTGATGTACCTTACTCAGTCACAGGCTTTATCACCGATGGCTTAACAGTGGTTAACGTCTCCTACAGTGTAAACGGTTCAAACTTAACAGAGCAACTAAGGTTAGCAATATGAGTATTTATGCTGATATCCCTAAAATCGAGTTAGACCCTCGGAACGATGAAGAAGTGTTAACCCAGATGCACATGAGGGTACTAAACGCCAGCGGTGGAAAGCTCAACATGGTGCAATCTGGGTCAGTCCTAGCCGCTCTATTTGAGGGCATCACATACGCTTTAGCATATCAGCGCTGGTATCTTAACCTCCTCCCAGAAGCTCTAGCCATAGAAATGATGCGTTTTAGTGGTATCCGTCGCAGCGCTGGTGCATTTGCTAGCGGTGAGGTTACAGTGTTGCTCAACCAACCACGCTCAACGCCTGTACTTATCAGCGCTGGGACATTCCTACCCTTAGCACGTTCAACCAATGAAATCGTAAGCTCTCAGCTAGTCGGCTACACAACCCTGGAGAGCTTAACCATTCAGCCCGGAGACATTGAAGGCACTGTAACGGTCGAAGCATCTCAACTTGGTAGCTTTATGAACCTTTCAGCCTTTCAGTTGTCCGTAGCTGGTAGCGCTTTAGGAATGCCTTACATCAACTCTGTAAGCAACCGAGCGCCTATCACCGGGGGTGCTGACCTTGAGGAGATGTACGACTACATCAAGCGCGTACAGGTCGAGATGAGAAGCAATGAGACGCTGATAACCCTTCAGGACTACGAGACGGCAACAAAGCAACTAGCTGGAGCTGCCAGCGTACCAAAGGCTATCGGCTTAATGGATGCAGAGTCGATGCCTGGGAAGGTCGGCAACGTGTCGGTATTTTTCTGCTACAACGATGGAACGCTACCAAGTGAAGCAACTTGCAGCAGCATCAGAAGCCAGCTAGCCCAACGGTGCTTCGCTGGGTCATACGTTTGGGTTAAACCGCTCAACCCGGTCAGAGTCCAACTAGACGTTACCGCCGTGGTAGCCCAGCACTCAGACGCCTTAGCTGATGAGATTTATCTAGCCATGCAAGAGTACCTGACACCGGGCAACCTAGAGATAGGCACTACAATCCTACAGTCTGAGCTAACGTTTGCCGCTCGGAGCGTCCAAGATGTAAAGTCAGTAACGTCAATGCTCATCAACATGGCAACCTATAACCTAGTGATGCCTAACAAATGGAGTTTTCCCCGACTTGATTTCATGTTTATCACACTAGTCGATGTCGAGGGATACTCTAAGATTTATGAACGTGGGAGCGGTCTACCCGTCCAAGACCAAGGGGATGTAGTCGATTAAGCGCTAGGCTTGTCAGGCGTCTTAGGCGTTGGCACTTGGCACGTTTGCCCTTTAAACTCATGCCAGATACCACCCCACCGGACGCTAGAGCCATCATCAGAGTAAACACGCTCTGAGTGGTTATCCTTGAAGTCGCTAATCGCCTGTTGCCGTTGCTTGCTCTTAGACATTATGCTTTGAATCCTTTAGTGGTAGGACGTTGAGGCTGGGAGTACTTAATATCGTCAAGTTGCTCAAGAGTACCAATGAAGGTCTTAGGGTGCTTCTTAGTCCTGTACATAGCCTGATGATAGAGTGATAGGTTGCCCATGTTGCTAGCCCTTTATTCTGTGTTGATACTCTCATTGTAGCACCTCAGTCTAGATAGTGCAAGGGCGTAAAGCGCTTTTGTTTGGTTCATTTTGGTTCACTCAAAAGGTTTAGCGTATGGATGGCTCAAAGATTATCAAGGCTATGGTTGCTAACGGTATGAGGCTCAAGGCACGTAACGTTGTCTACATTGGAAGCTGTGACACGAATGGTGATTTATTTCCCCAAGTACCTGACCAATGGAACGACGTGCGCCTAATAGTCTCAGACAAGGGAGAGGTGACATTTAAGCAACTGGCAACCATTCGCCCCGGTCAATATTATATGGATAATCCGATGAACGCCGCTGGGTGTGCGCTCATTGCCTACGGTCAGCACCGGGACGCTTGGACATTTGGAACTCATGGGTACTCAAACCCTCACGAGTCCTTAGTTCAGTGTGCCAATATCCGAGTGCATCGGGTCAAAGATGGCTCCTTCAGTCGTGCCAGTAAGCCAGTGGTAGCGGGTGCTGAGTGTGGCATCAACGGACACTCAACTTATCGAGGTTACAGCGGTGGGGTAGGCAACTGGTCGGCAGGTTGCCATGTTGGGCTAGACTTCAGCCTGCATCAGAAGTTCATCAGGAGCCTCAAGGATACAGGCAATACCTTATTTGACTGTACCTTCCTGCCCTGGCGCTTAGTGTTTGGCGATGGGAAGCTCAACGCTAACACCGCGCCACTGGTTAACGTATAACCTTTTAGGGTGTTATAACAAAGGAGTGTGACAATGCCTAGCAAGCTGCAACTTAAGACTAGGGAGTAACATGACAGACAACGTATTTCCTCATCAATCTCAGTGGCAAGCTACCCATTGGACTACAGATGGTGTACCAGATGGAGGGCAGAGCTACGGTGTAGGCTTCTGCATAGCTTGGCAACGTGGCAGCCTGAAGGACAACGGACGTAATGGTGCTTTTATCGTTGAGGTTATTGAGGCTTGTTTAGATGAGCTACGGTTCAAGAATGGTCAGTTTCCGTGTAGAGAGAATGAGCTGGCGATCGCTCACCTTGAAGCTGCATTGAACCGACTTAATGAGCGCCTAGCACGTCGGCACTCGGAGGGTATCAGTGACCAGCACCTAGAATCCTCTAGCACTCCATAACCATAAAGCGATGAACTAAAGGAGGAATAACCGCTCAGATGTTGGACACCTTGAGCGGTTTACTTTTGAGGGTGCTAGGTGCTGGGCTAGTAAGCGTTGAAGCCTAGGAACTTATTAACACTTAAGTGTGCCTTTATATGTACCGTCTGGTTTTTTGGTTAGGCTCAAGCGGTGGTACTTTCCATTTATCATGTAATCTAAGTCATCTACCAGGTAAAAGTCTCCAGTGTCCGTAAGGTCAGACTCATTAAGTCCCATTAATACCTCAAAGGGTTGTACGACTTCAATGCCTTCTACGGTAAGCTCTGAGAGTTGTGAGAGTAAAATGTTGCTAGGTTTCATAGTGTTCGGTGTTTTAGGCATTAGGTTCTAATCGGTTCCATGTAACTCAAGCATAACATTACCAGGGCTGGGTGTCAATGCGTCTTATATTGCTTCATTCTCTTACCGTGGTACTTAACCACGCTTCTCAAATGTCGAAGTTGGACACCAGAAGTGTTGTTAGTCCATAGCCCGTCCTCACATTTCCAAGAGTCTACCAGCTCATTATTAACCCATATTTTAGCCTTGTACCATCCCTGATAATGGCGATCGCGGTAGGCAATGAGAAGAAACCCGCTACCATAAGGTTTATCAAAGTAGGACTGAGTACCTGATGTACCTTGCTTTTCATGTACTAGGGTTAGAGTTCTCATGTGCTTGGTTGAATGGTTATAAATCCATCATACCATATAAACAGCAAAACGCCCCAAAGTAATAATACTCTGAGGCTTAATACCCTTCCTTCTACCTGCTCCCCTAGTTCTGCCCTCTCGGATACCTACTCACTGTTGCCAGTATTCGGATGGTTAGCACTTACGCCAATCCACAGCTCATGAATCAAAGTGGTTCGGTTAGTCGGGTAATCTTGCTAGTGAGAAATCTTTCACTCACCTTGTCAGGGCGCTACCCTTAAACCGTTAGCTTTTGAGGCGTTAACGTTGCCTTGCCTGGTTAACCATCAAGCTTGGAGCGAAGTGATTATTTAGCGCCTGTTGCCATTCAGGGCGGTTGCCTGGGTACTACCAGGCTAGAGACGTTGAGCGCCTAGCTGTGAGATTGGTTTAAGGCTCTTACCCTTAGTTCTAATCCGTTAAAGAGCCTGTCCACCCAAGACGTTGAGGTGTCTTAATCCTAGCAACTTAAGGACTGCCAATCTTTAAGGGTTCTGGTACGGTTGCCGCTCCGGAGTGGATGAGGTGACGCCCTTTCAGGATTCTAACATTGCTCCTCATCTTATTTCTTCACCCTTGCACTTCCTTGATGGGTTCTTCTTCACAAGGTGTCACGGTTCTCAACTCGCTCTCTTGTCAGCTTGCGCCTATCTTGTAAGGTTATGGCTCTTATACACCAAGTTCGTCACTTTCAGACTCCCCTGCCAAAGGGTTCGATGAGTCGCTACAAGAAGAAAGTATCATACCAAAGGAGAGCTATCAGAACCTTAGTGTCGTGGGGTGGACTCCAATAAGGTCGGTTCTAATATGTAGACAGTATCTTCTCTAATACTCTCGCACGTTGTCCACCTTGGAACGTGTTACCCTTTTAGATATTCTCCTGTCAGACAAACCAAGCTTGACATTGCTGACTCGCTTGACGCATTCCTTGTGGGGTTGGTCGGTTGCCCTTCCTCTTCCACTCCTCTAATATAACACCTTTTTCAAGAAGTGTGTAGGATTGTAGAAAGATTTCCCTAGGATATGTCTAAAGAATGATATTCTATAAAGGTATTGACACTCATATGTTTATTGTGCTACCATGTTCTTAAGGACTAACATATGGAGGGCTGACCGTGGATGAGTACCCAGATGATACAGATATCAGGACATCAGAGGAAATAGAGGAAGATGGTTAGGACATCTATATTATGTACCTTGGGACTTGTACTAGCTCGATACCCTCAAGCGCTTACAGGTTAAAGCTTTGAGGGTTGAGACTGGTAAACCGTGATAACCCTCTAAAGTATTTTTGCTAAAACGCTTGACACCTATTGCTGAGGGTGTTATATTTAAGAAGTGAAGGGAAAGCAAACCGCTCCGGTATATGAGGTTGAAGCCCGGTAGAGATACCCGCCAAGAGAACCAAGCTTACTAGCTCCTTCACAAGAAACCCCCTACAAGCCTATCTGGTTAAGGGGGTTTCGCTTTGAGGGTGTAAAGTATAGCACTGCCACCTGTGAGGCGCTAGGACGTGTTAGCGCTCAAGAATGGGGCAACGTAACGGCTAACCCACTAAAGCGTCCCACAGCCCAACCTAGGGCGTTACATTGTTATCACAGAAAAAGTTGGTCAAACCTCTTGACACCCTCTAGACAATGGTGTTATATTAAAAGGGTGGAGAGCGAAAAGCCCAGGCATATGAGGTTGAAGCTCACCGGGTCACTCCGGTCGCCAAGAGAGTCAGGCTTACTAAGCACTCCACACCGAACCCCTCACAAACCTATCTGGTTAGAGGGGTTTAACATTGGAGCCTCTTGGGTGTGATAACAATGTACTTGTGACAATGCCCAAAGGTTGAGGGTTGAAAGGCTGGAACGGTTGCAGGTTATGGTGTTGAGGGTGTGCTAGAAAATAGTTTTCTAAAAGGGTTGACATCTAGAGAGCTACCGGGTTAGTATTTAGAAGTCAGCCAAGCGCTGAAACACACAAAACACACACACAACCTTAAACACCATGAACGCTAACCAAGTACTAGGCAACCTGAACCGCGATTACAACGTAACCACCGACAGCACAGGCAGGAAGCTCTCAGAGTTTGGACAGTATAAAGCTGCGGCTAAGGTCTTGATGGATTGGTTCAACACCCCTAAGATTGCGCTCAACAGCCCAACAGCAAAACTGGCTGACTATGTTCTAGAGCAGTATAGCAACCTAAAGCCAGCCAGCGCTGAATACTGCAACCTAGAGGAGAAAGAAGCTCATATGGCTAACACGGCTATGTTTGGAGAGCCTCTGAAGGTACAAACACCAACCACGTCAGTCCCTAGCCGTCTAGTGACCACACAGCCTAAGGTGTACAGCTTTAAAGACATGGTAAAGGCTAGCAAGCGTAACCTCTTAAAGGGTGCTAATACTTTGAGCGCTCTAGCTGGTAAGGGTTTCAGCCCTCTCAAATATTCTTAGGATAACCCTTGACATCCTAAAACTAGGTAGGCTATACTGTAAGAGTAAAGCAAGCAAAGGACAACACACAATGTCAGACCAAAACTCCAAACCAGAGCCAGAACAGAAGCCGACCGAGCAAGGTGCTAAGGAGTCCGACATCGCCAAGGATGAGGAAGGTACGCTCTACGCTTGGCGTCCGAACACCCAAAGCGATGACCAGAAGGAGGCTGAGAAAAACTAAGACCTAGGCAAAGAGGGGCTAGCAACCCCTCTAGAAATAAATCTGATAAGCCCTTGACAACTCACCATTTAAGGTTTAAGATATGTTTAGTGGATGGTTTGGAGGAGATAAGGATACAGATGGAGCATACGAGGAAACAGTAGCACCTGCTGAGGTTGCCCAGCGTTCAACCCCTGCAACGTCTGAGGACTTCCCAGAGGGTAACGATGAGATGAATGACTCCCAGACCGCCGCTATCGCCTACAGTGACAGTGAGCCAGAGAAACCCCGCACATTATGGAGATGGTAAGAAATGCCTAGTACCCTTGTAGCAGGTTCCGCAGATGAGCCTGATAAGCCTAAAATCCCTAGCTTCTTAGCCGATATGACCCGTCAGCCGTTCATACAGGTAACCGGTAAGCAAACGTACTCGGACAATGTTAGAGCCACCTTAGAGGGCATCCTAGAGGGAGCATTTAGCGCCCAGCCGCCTAAACCCTCAAACCCTGGCACCTAAAGCCTTTCAACCAATATCAAATATTTGTCGCCCAGCCTCTTGACAGGCTGGGTTTATCGTGGCATACTTTAGATATAGAAACAAACACACACCGCACAAACAAATGACCAACTACAACACACCTGACAAACTCAACGCCTTCTACACCGTAACCGCTGAGGTTCTAGAAGCCTACCACGCTCAAACCTTAAAGCTCGGACGCTTAGATGCTAAGTACGGACAAAGCGCTTTTGCTAAGAAGTTCTTCACTAGCCCTAAGACTAGCATCCTGAACCTCTTAGGCACTCGTTACAACAGTGAGCGCCAAGAGTTCCTACAAGCCACGGTAGAGGACATCGAGGAGGGTATGACGTTCTCCTGCCCAGTGTCCTTTGTAGACCATCTGAGAGCGGTTACAGAGCAAGCATTCAGCTAGAAAGAAAGTTCCAGGGAGGGGTTGACAACCTCCCTAGGAGCCTGATAGTATTAGAGCATACCAAGAAAACACCAGAAGAAACCAGAAAAAACCATGAAAGCAACCCTCCTAAACATAAACGAATCAGGTAACAAGTTCACTGTCACCTATGGCTCTGAACACTACGAGCTAGTCAAGCACTACCTAGGCTCAGAGCCTACCCTACGAGGCTCTACAACCTTATCCGATGGGGTAAACATTCAACTCTTTATACTACCAGATGGGCGGCGTATGGTAGGCGTCACAGAGGGAACACAGGTACACTATGAGGTAGAGACTGAGGATGAGATGTATGATCGACGCTGGCTAGAGGAAGAGTGTTACCGAGGCAACCAAGATTCTAAGTATTAGACACATAGCCCTCTAAGGTAATCATAACCTGGAGGGCTTAACGTTGTCAAGGGCTAAGACGATGAATATTTCTAGGCTAGAGTATTGACAGGGCTGAGAGGAGTTGCTAGAATGTTAGTAACAAACCACTTAGCCCATTGGCTTTAAAGGTTACAACAATGACACATGACCCATTATTCCAGACAGTCCTCTACATAGCCGTGCCTTTGGCGCTGGTGTGGCTCCAAGCTCAGACGGTTAAGAAGGCTACACCTTTAGTGGTTGAAGCGCCCAGCGTTGTCGATGATACCCTAGACCCCATCCAAGACCCTTGGTTAGAAGATGAGGTCGATGATGAGTTAGATGAGGCTGAGGAGTTTAAGCCTCTTAAGGTTGATACGTTCTTGACCAAAAAGGATCTGGTGTCCCTAGCTCAATCATACGGCATAGTTTTAAAGATGTCAAGCAAAAAGAAGGAAATGATTATGGCACTTAACCAGTACTTCCTAGACAACAACATAGGTGAGAACGATGACGATAACCGAGGTAGTGGTAGAAATGTATAAGTACAGCCTATCAGACTATAACCGATACTACGAACAGTCCGAGAAAGAGATGTTTAACAACCATATCAGGAGACAAGCAAAAATGAACCCTAACACCCCTATCAACCCTACATATCAAGCTGATTTGAATCTGGCTCATAATGAAGGTTTTGCTGCTGGCTACACACTGGGCTATTCAGTTGGTAGCGGTAAGTATCCAAACCAAGAAACACCTAAAGGATTATACAATCCTGATGAAGTAAGCAATATGGTTGCACAGGCTAAAGCTGAGGGATTCTCAGAAGCTATGGCACTTGGTCAGGATGTCACCGATAAGATGGTCACACAAGCCAGGACAGAGGGATGGCATGAAGGCTATAACACACGTCAAGAGATTAACGATAAAGTCAAGTTTCACCACTGGCAGAAAGGCTATGAGGAAGCTAAAGAGCTTTACCAGTCTGATGAGGCTATAGAGTCTCAAGTTAAAGCTGCATATGAGCAAGGATACGAAAAAGCTAAAGAAGTACTACAGGACATCTATGAAGATGAGTACAATGAATATGATGAAGCTGAGGAGATGTTCGGTGTGGTTGATGCAATGATTAACCAAGTCCGAGCGGAAATGCGTGTTATAACAATGGCGTGTATCACCTTAAGCACTGTGGTACTCATTGGCGTAGTTGCTCTGATTGCGATGTTCTAAATCTGGTCAACACTCAAACGCTATAACCCCTCTAGCTTGCCTACCTAGAGGGGTTTAATGTGTCAGGGGTGTATTAGATGTCTGTTACCTTAGCGGATACTGTAGGGGGTTTAGGTGGCTCAATCAGAGGGAACTTAAGAGGTTTAGAGTATATCTCTTCAACCTCATCTTGTAGCTGGGTTTCCACTTCGCCAAATGTTTGACCCGTCATGAGTGTAGCAAGTCTAGTGTACCAGAGCCTTAGGGCAACGGGTGGTAGGCGCTCACCAACTGACTCCATTACAACGCTTTGCTTTAGCATGACGCTGATATTGTTGATACCGTAGTTTTGCAGTCCTTCTACAACTGGGCGCTGTTGGTTATCAAGGTCAGCAATCCTATCAATGACATCCTGATAAATCTTGATAGCCTTGGAGCCTAGAAACATCATCTCATTTTCTAGCATAGACATATCAGTCTCCTTGGACTCAGCGCTCTGGTGTTTGGCGTCCGAGCTTTTAAAGTCTAAGGAGCCTACCGCTCTAATGTACCGCTCTATTTTGTCCAGGAGGTCTAATAGTCCTGAGATAGCCGCGCCCGTACTTTCCACAAACCTGTAGTTATCACCAACAAGGGTGTAGGCTCCTGGCATCTTAAGCGCCTTGTTCTCCTCATGCTTGTCCTTTCTGAGTAGGGTGTTAGCGTTCTCCTCTTTAGGCTGGGAGGGTGTAAACAGCCTGACTACTGACCCAGCGATTGAGCCTGTCTCATTAAGCTGTGATTCAATCCTCAAGTGTCTCAGTTGTTGCTGGTAAGCCAGATCGCCAGCCCAGTGATGAGCCTCAAGTGTGCTAGTTACTACTGGACAACGCTCTAGACCGTGTAAGGTTGAAGTACCTGTTATGGTCAAATCAGGTTCTAGTACCGACGCCCAGCGTCCATCTACCATGATGCTCATTAGCTTACCCTTATCGGTCTGACACTCAGCGTCATACTCCCAGGACACATAGGGGGCGTATAGAGTCCATCTGACCCTTAACTTGGCATCCTCTAACGGTTGCACGTCCTTGTAGATGTCCTGAGTAATCACCCAGTCAGAGCCGTGGTTGATGACGTTGAGAGGGTGCAATACCTTAACTCTAGACTGATACCCAGCGGATAACACTTGCTCATCCTCAGCGCTGTTAGAGGGCTGTAGAGGTATGGTTGGGCGATAGGTGACAGCATAAAATACGCCATAGTACAGGAGATGGGTGAAGATTAGCTCAATGAAGTCTTTCTCATCCTGGGTGTCACCGTCTAGCGCTTGACGTACTTTGAGCCAATATGGAGTGTCCCCCCCCTTGACGTGTACGGGTGCAGAGCATAGCTTATTGATGGTTTCTCGGAATGTGTTAGCTAGGATGGGTGTGTAGCTGGCATTTCTCAACCTAGCATCATAGACGGTCGCATCTTCATTAGGTTTAGGGAGAATGTACTTCTGAATGTTGCTCATGACCTGAGCCGTACCATGATGGATATCTGATAGGACATTCCAGGATGATAGCTTTCTGTTGTAATCATCATGGCGTTGTAGCAACGTTGCAACTTTACGAGTCTGGTACTTGTTATCACGTAAATCTGTAACCATTATGAGGCTCCTTGGTACGAATACCCTAATGTGTAAATGGCATAGCGCGAGGCGTCGGCTGGGTGGTCGGGTTGACCTGGTGCAACTTCATCTAAGTAGTTGCCGTGTCTATCCTTCTTACGATGGTAAGAAGTAAAGCAATCATAGACATCAACACCTCTGAGTGTCTGAGTGTTTGGACTATCTAGGATTTTGAGCTTTTTTTGGTGAATCAGCCCGTGTACATAGGCGTTGCCCTCTTTAATAGAGTTGTCACCCGCAACGCTGTTTATTAGTCCTTCTAATCCCGTCTCTTCTCCCAGCTCTCTAAGCTCTAAGATTTGAGCAGGTCTTGACGGGTCGCACACGGTAGCTCTACAATCGTATTGGCGGCATAGCTCCGAGATGTAGCGCCGTTGCTCTACAAAAGTTATGGGGCGATCGCCTTTGGTTGTCCAACCGTCTAAAAATGTCCAGTCATTGAAATCCGATACATTCCAGATGGTTAAGGCTGGGTTAACATCACCCATATCGAATCCCATAACATTCTGACCACCCCTAGGACTAACGCTTATGATGCTGTCAGCTTCTAACTCCTCCCATATTCTGCCTGGGAAGTCCTCAAATGATGCCTCAAACTCCTCTCGGTATTCTCTAGCCGCCATAGTGGACTTAGCTAAAGCTATTTCTAGGCGACTAATGGTTGGGTTATCTTTGGTGTAGAAGTGCCATGAGTGGTAACGCTCAGGGTGTGACTGGGCTAGAAGGTAGACCCGATACATAGGATTGAGCGCTTTACCCTTTGGAGTGCCAGCGATGATGCACTGGGAACCTTCCACGCTAGCCATTGCAGGTATGCAAACTTTTTCGTAGCTATCCCAGTTCCAATCCTGAAACTCATCGTACAGCCCTGCCACGATTTCACTGCCTCGCATCCCTTCACCGTTCTTATCATTAGCACCTGTTAACTTAATGCGTGGTCGGTTGCCGTGGAATGATACGGTTAAGGATGTTGAGTTTGTCTTTTTAACCAGTGGGTTGCCGTCTAAGTCCTGGAGAATGCTATCCCAGTATAGATCTCGTGCCTGTACCTTGGTAGGGCAACCAATCATAACGGTGCTAGGCATAGGACGCTCGGACAGTTCTAAACACTTACCCATCCTAGTTGCTGACCAGGATGGGAAGTCTAGCGCTACTTTGAGCGCTGCATATTTAGCCAGTGAGGACTTACCAAAGCGCCGACCGCATCTAAGTTGAAGATGAGCAGGCGCTCTAGGGTGTCCAAACGCCCTAAGTATCTCCTTCTGTGCTGGGTGAGGCATCATCAGGCTAGGCACGGGCTACCTCTCTAGTTGTTATAACATCACCATTGTTATCATCCGGAAGGGTTAGCCAGTCCTCTTTCTCAGACACCCAGGATTGTACTAGCTCATACCGGATATCACTGCTCTCAGTCTCACCGCTACCCTGTCTAATCTTTTCAGCAAACTCAGCCATAGTCTTGACACAGGCTAGAGCAACTGGCAGGTTAGACACCTTGACCTCTACGGGTTCTGAGAGCTTAGGATTGATACGCTCCTCTGTGTTACTGATTGCTAGCTCATAGACCTGAACAAGTTTCTGGGCTAGTTGTTCAGGTTCTAGCCCATATTGGTCTAACTTCTTCAACAGGTCTTTGTACTTATCCTGGGCTTCACTCATATCTGACACCTTTCACTTTTCTACCGTTGTTAGGTTGGACACCTAGGCGATCTAGTGTCTCGCTCGATGTCCAGTATTTATACTCATTATCTGTCATGCCGTCCAGAAGCTTCTTAGAGCGATGCACCCCGCCATATAGAGCTTTGACAGGGCAACTTTCCATCTGTGTCGCTACATAGCTTCTGGGTGGCTCCAGATACCTAATCTGATGACGTATCCAGCGCTGCACTAGATCATTGTCTGGGTAGTCTTCAGCCATGCTTCTTAGTAGTGACTTCATTGCTGGGTTTGTAGCTTGAGTACCATATGAAGCCTCAAATAGCCTACATAGAATAGTAATGGAGGTGTCAAGCTGTTTAGCCAGGGTCTTAAGGCTGACTCCATATAGCCAGCACATATACAGTGCCTCGATATCTTTACTAGGGTCTGAATCGTCCCAACCCATACGGGTTAGCATTTTATCTAAGCGGGGGTTCTTAAGTGTCATTTTTCTCCATCCCTTCATTATCTAGTTTGAGTAGTGTATCGAAAATATTAGACTTCAATCCTCAGCTCTCTACAGCGTTGCTACCTCCACAGGTACAGATGGGGTTAAAGGTGCTAGATACTGCTTCTGGAGTTGCGGGTCAGCTTGGGGTTAAGATACCTACATCTGACGATCTGCTCAAGATGGCTAACGGTGAGATCGATAAGGTGTTAGGTGGCATCAGAGGGTCTGACATCTTTAAGCAAGCATCAAGCACCGTTACTAAGATTTTGGCAGGCACAGAAGGCGGCAAGGTAGACCCAGAAGCGCTCCTAAACTCGATCGACTGGCTTCTTTAAGTCTGTATCCATTATAACACTAAAATGCTATGCGTGACGTATTTGTAACAATGGAAGGGTTAAAGCGCTCAATCTTTGCAGGCGATAACCTTGTAGAGTACCTTGTAACCGTAGGGCAGGATGAGCTATCAAGCACCTGCTCTGTAACCGTTGCAGACGTTAAAGGCGATATTGCTGGGGAGCTTATCAACCATACACTCCTAACTGGGGGGATTCAGAAGCTCAAAGGCTCATCAGCCCCAGCACCTAGTGCTGCTGGAGGGATTACAGCGCCCGGTGATGCACCCGCCATTACTGGTGCTGGCGCTCCAACGACTAGCCCCAAGAATCCTAAAGAATGGGAGAATGCCATTATTAGGTTCTGTTTAGCCAATAAGGTGACAGATAAGGGTCAAATATCCTACATCTTGGCGACTGCCAAAGGTGAGACGGATATGGGTCAAAACATGAATGAAAAATCATCAGGTCAATGGTATGACAAAGGAGGTGCTACTGACTTAGGGCGTGGACTTATCCAGATTACGGGTATTGCTAGCTACGAGACGGTAAAGAAAAAGACGGGTGTGGATGTAGTCTCCAATCCTAACCTAGCTAATAGACCGGACGTGTCACTATCAGCGCTCGTGATTGGGATGCGCGATGGCTGGTTCGCTAATGGTAGACCAATAGGCGATTACATCGTTGGACAGAAACAAGATTTCATTGGCGCTAGGCGTATTGTGGGAGGTATCAATGCACCTAAATATGCTAACTATGCAATGGGTTATTATGCCAAGATTGACAGCATGATTGCTGAGGCAACAGGAGCCGCCCCACCTGCTAAGGTTGAAACACCCCCTAGCGCTGGCGCTGTAACCGCTCAACCTGCCACACCTCCCATTAAAGGGTCTAAAATCTCCATAAGCATTGACGGTGTGAACTTCGAGTACTTCCACCAATCTACAAACTATGACGTGATAAAGGGTGTAACGGTCATAGGTGGTCAGTCAGTGCGTTATGTGATGGATAGGCGTAAACGGTCTAGGACTGTGACCGATACCACGCTTAAGGCATTTGCTGAGAAGCTGACTAAGGACTCTAAGATTAAGCTAGACTGGCAAGCACCCACCGACATCAGCTATACAGCCATAACTCAGCAAGGCATTAGCGACTTCGCTGTCCTAATCCGAGAGTGTCAAAAGTCAGGCTACTTTGTCAGTGATAACAATGGCACAATAACGGTTAAGGCACTGAGCCAGGTTAAAGAGTCAGGCGTCACACTCGCTAAAAGTGATATGGTTTCAGCCGTCTTCAGAGATGAAGCGCTAGACGGCTCAAAGGTTGACAACTCAAGCGCTCTACTCCAGGATGAGCCAAAGGCTAAAATAGACCCAGCGTCCGGTACTATGACGCCTAAGCTGCCAGATGTTGACACGGTGAAGGATACATCGGTCACAGGTAAAAAGGCTGAGAAGCCCACAGGTAAAGTTGCTGAGGGTATGGAAGCGGTACAGGTTGCCCAGCGCTCACGCAAGAAGCGTGTTAAAGGTTTACCAGCTACCTTTGTAGTGTACACCTCAAAAGCACTCTTAAACCTCAAACCTTTAGACGTTATCACAACTACAGGCTTTAATGCTGTACTCAGTCGAAAGTGGATAGTTGATCATGTTGCTCATAAAGGTAGTGATAGCACTACAGAGATTAAGGTTTATAGCCCTATTGAGGTTATAGACTTGACACCCGCGCCAGTAGCAGGTGCTAGCGCTGCTACTGGTGAAACTGCCGTTACAAATATCCCCCCCGGTTCTGGGTACATAATGCCAGCTAACGGTCTGATTCTACCTAGTGGGTATTTTGGACATCCTAGAGATGGAGGCACTAGATTACATAAAGGTTGGGATATATCCGGTACAGGTGGCGATACGATCATAGCAATGGATGCTGGTATAGTGTCACACGTTACGGTAGGGTGTAGAGTAGGTGATACCTCGTGTGGTGGATTTTACGGCAACCATGTAGACATTAAACACGCTAATGGTGAACTTAGCAGATATGCCCACCTTCAGAGTGTGGGTGTGCGTGTTGGTCAAGCCGTTACAAGAGGTCAAGAGATTGGCAAGCAAGGCACTACAGGCTCCAGCACTGGCAACCACTTGCATTTCGAGATTAGAACCGCTGGTAACATACCCATAGACCCAAAAAAATACCTACCCTCTTTAAAGGTAGGTGCTGAGGTCAAAGTAGGTCAGAAGTAAGTTAGGGCTTACCTTTCTCTTCCCAGGTTTTTAAATCTTTGGCTATTTTAGCCTTAGTACCCTCAAGCACTAAAGCGCATTCTTCTAGATACTTCTCTAGGACTTCTACAGTGTTGCCATACTTGTGCAATGGTTGAGGGAGTGCTTGGTTCATTTGATACTCCCTCAGCTTCTTTATGGCTCCTTCATAAGGATAGTAGTGTTCACAATCGTAGGCACTCACTACCCTGAATATCATGGAGTATTCATCGCTAAGGGTTGACAGTTCTAACTTAGTTTCTTGATTGAACTTGTTTAGACAGTAGTAATACTTACGCCCTATGCGTGAAAGTGTACCGACTTCCTCCATTTGATATGTGAATGTAAATCTATCCCACCTAAGGATATAGAGCTTTTTACCTATGTATTCTTTAGCTTTCATGGTATCCCAGTGCTTAACGGTGTAGTGCCTACCTTTTAATATTATCAAAAGCTTAGGCGCTTGTCAAGCTTCAACCTTTATGATTTTACCGTACTTAGCCTCGACAATCTTCCAGATAGAGCAACCTAAGTCATATTGTTTTGACTCAAACCCCCAGGTATGCTTAATAATCCACTGCCTAGACGGATGTTGACCGTTCTCCAGAATCGTGCCAGCAACATCCTTAGCCCTATCATAGAGGGTCTTAATGTACTTATCCATAGTCTCAGGACTCTGGCACAACATAGCTGCTACCTCATCAGGGCTGTATTCTTGTGGCATTGTTGCAACAGCCAAAGAGCTAGGCGATTCAACGCTTGGAATGCTGACAGGTTGAACGGTTGCAACTGGTAACGCTTTGGTTAGCTTCCAGGTGTCAGGTGGTGGGGCGATACCATACCTAGTGTCTACAGTACAAGAATACTCATTAGCCCTCAGTTGCTCCTTAGCCCATAACCAGTACTGATGCTTGTCTGTACCTCTTGACTTTTCAATGTTCTCATCAATGTACTGTGTAGCAAACTGACCTAGCCTAACGTACTTTAGGTTAGAACGCAAATCACCTTCACCCTCAATATCTAGGCTCTTGACCGTTGCACCCTGTACCAGCAACACTAGCCTGATGCTTACCTTTCTCGCTTCTCTGACTAGCTTAGACCACAAGGACTTAACACCGGGTAGCTGGGCATACAGCAAGAACTCGTCTAAGGCTACCACGATCGGCTGACCCCCTACAAACTTACCATCAGCATCATGTTGGTAGCGCCTATCCATCTCCCAGTATAAACTGTGTAAGACCTCACACGCTGAGGGGTCATAGCGCCCAGCTTCTATGTCTGACCATTGATACAACGGCTGAGTTTTGCAAGGGTCAGTGTTGAAGCCTTCACCAACGTTGCGACCTTTACCAAAAATGAGATTGAAGCTCTCAAAGTCCCCAGCCTGCCAGTGTGGTACTACGGCAACCGTTAAGGCAGGTTGAAGCAAGCCAGCGATGTTATTGACCAGTGTAGACTTGCCGCGCCCTGTGTCACCTACCAGCATCAAGTGAGGGTATTTATCGGGATAGTCTTTAAGCTCTACCCAGTTGAAAGGCTGATAACCCTCGACTGGTAGCGGTTGAACCATTCTAGCGTATTCTGAGTTATTACGTGCCAGGTTTGACAGGCTTAAGCGGTTACTCAGAATCAATGCTGAGTCCTCATCAAGCTTGGACGCTGCCAGGGCGATACCGTTGAGGCTCAAGCCAGTCATCAACCATGAAGGTTGCTTAGTCTGCCAATAGTTCCACAGGGTAGCACAACCACCCATAGCAGCGATCGCCGCTATACCCTTGGATAATGCCCAGATCTTATAGGATGTTTGAGTGTTAAAGTCCATTAGCTTATCACCATTATGCAGGTTGCTACTAACATGATGAGCCGTACAACGCTCAGTACTCTAGGCATTCCAGTCAGATAAGTTACACCTATGGATAGCCCTAAAATCATAATCGCTAAGGGTATCAAGAGCCAGGGCATAATCGGCACTAGATGGATGGCTAGCCCGGTAAGGTTGACCCATAAGCAACAGTCAACCACTGAGCCTAACAGATTAGGTCTGATGAGGATGAACCGGGTGTAAGCGTCTATCCATTGCTGGGTTAGATTGCTAGATTGTCCGAGGTCTACAGGCTTAAACTGTTCACCTAGCGTAGGAGTCTTGGACTCTAGGATTAGGTCAACTTTTTGGTTCTCTACTGACATGGCGTTGGTACTCGATTTTTATTGTAGTGCTTGATGTTGACGGTGTAGCATCATCTCGAAGCTGACTAGTAAAAAGGTAGCTCGACAGGAAGGTCATAAGAACTCCATAGGTCAAGCTACCAGCTAGCAACATTTTAAGATTTGTAATCGTGTTATCGTTGCTCGGATGTTGCATGATAGACCTCGATCTCTTTTACCATTCTAGCACAGGCTAGGGTATAAGCGTCAAGGTCTGAGTCATTATGCAGCACCCATCTTGAAGCGGTCGGCACTTGAGCTTGCCAGTTTCTTTCCAGGCTCTTGTCGGAGTCGAGTATAGTGCCACGTCCTACAATCTTGACTAGTGCCACTGGGTAGGACTTTGCAATCTCTCTAATGTAGAGCATTTCTCTAGGTGAGCGCGTATCCGTTGAAACAATAGCCCAGCCGTTAGCTAGATAGCGCTGTAACTCACTGAATGCAGCTTCTTTAAACATCCTCAGCGCTAGAGGGTCTGAGCTTTCTTGCTCCTTATAGAGCATGATTAGAAGGTCGAGGAAAGTATATGACTGATTAGGTACTAACTGATTACGGTAGTAATCCTCTTCAAGCATACCACTTGGTAAGTCATAAAGGTTCTCAATGCACCGCTTTAATCCAGCTATCCACTTAAACTCTAAATCATAAGTAAGGTCTAGAGCAACATTGGCAAAGTGGTTTTTACCTGAGTTGCTAGCACCCATCACCACGATAAAAGGCTTAACCATTATAAATCACATCTCCCTTAGTGGTGAATCGGATTGAACCTTCAGCGATACGGCGTCTGACATTCTGAGCCTCTGGCGTTGCGAAAGGCTTATTGGCAAAGTGGAAAATGATATCAAGGATAACCGCGATCGGTAGCCGTCGTACATAGTATGCATGATATCGCGCCTTAGTCCCCTGATGCATTGCCAGCGTAAAGACTGGGACGTTGAGCAAGTCGGCAAGTTGAGATAGTGTCATGGGTTAGAATCCTCTCGTTTGGTTGATACTAATATTGTAGCATACCTTGGTCTATTGCGGTCAAGAGGTCAGACTTTTTAATGCTGTAACCCGTCTGCACGTTCTCAGGCATATCTGGTGTGCTTGTCTTAGCACTCGGCTCCTTCAGATAGTACTTTAGAACCTCAATACTTGAAGCATATGCACGGTTAAGCGGTAAGGTGTTTAGCCCCATCTCCTTGATGTACTTAGCCCATGTGTAACAATGTGCCATCTGCATGACATAAGCAAACTGTTGCTCGTAGCCTTCCTTCACGAGATAGGCAATCTCATCGTGACGACTCAACATATAACGGCATGGAATGTTGTAGCGCTTTGCCAGGTAAGGTATCAACGTCATAACGTGGTTGAGCATTACACGCCCAGTGGATTGAATCACAGCGTTATTGCGCGTTGTAGCAAAGTCCTTTTGACCACTAATAGACCTCGACAGTTGCATACCCCCAAACAATGCGCGTAACGGGTACTCAGCACCTAGACGCTTCAACACTCGGAACATTGCCGACGCTAACCCACCGTAAGGACTACCGTACAACTTCTCACCAACAAAACTACTCATGAACTTCTTAACGTAAACGGTAGCAACCTCCTCGCTAATACCCCCTTTCATCGCAGTCAGTAACAGAGTAGCATACCCCGCCCCGTATATGATGGCGTATCCAAAGTTCTTCACCAATGTGCGATTCTCAATCCCAGTAGTGGAAGAGTTGACCGAGTGAAAGTCAGTACCCTTATCCTTGTTTCCAATCTCTACGACTAGAGCCAGAGGAGTACTAGCAACATAGCCCAGCTCAAGGCAACCAACGTCAGAACTCAGTCGTAGCTCTTGACTATCAAAGTCAAACTTAAGAATGTTCCAACCTTCCGGTGCTTTAATCAATGAGAGGAAACCAGACCCGATGCTGCCAAGTTTTCCTTTCTCTGGGTTAGCACCTTTAGGGTGTGCAAACACATGGATATCCTTTGAACCCTCGCGCCCCGATATAGTCTTATGTGGGGTGGTTTGGGGTACATAAAAAGGAATGCTCTTACCCTCAAACTCAACCTCATGGGTCTTTAGTCCAAGCACTCGCTTCCTCATGCTAGTCCAGATGACAGTACTCTCGACCTTGGCGAGTAACCCTTTCAGCGTTGGATGCTCAGTAGTCAGCACAACCCCATTGAATAGCTCCTTCATCTCCTTACTAAACAGTTGTGTTGCTCTCTTGTCACCGCATTCAGGGTGTGGCACTTTCTCCGATTCAGTGTACCAGCCTTTATAATCTGAGAAGCTTAACGGCTCTCCTTTGTACTTAATCTTGAGTAGCAACGGCACAACACGCTTAGACAGGCTTAACCCTTCCTTGACTGCTTTTCTGTACCAGTTAGAAGCGCCATGCACCCAGTCTAGTTGACGTTCCCAGTGGTCGAGGTGTAAGCGGTTAGCTCGTAGGACTTCTTCAATATCCTGAGTGCCACCTGTGAGAGCCAGTAAGCGCTCTAATCGCTCATCCTGTGTCTTCTGACGTTCTGCTAGCTTCTTAGTCATTGCAGCCTCACTCAGTGGCTTCTTAGGAGTATATGGAGCCATCGAGCGCTGATAGGACTTCCACGCTTCAATGATGAGCGCCTCACGCTCTAGCCAATCAGCATTCTTATCATAAAGCTCTGTTGCAACAGCCAGCAACTCAGCGTTAATCTCTGCAATCGTCTTCTGATAAAGCGCCTCAGCGTTCTGGTAGTAAGTTGGGAAGCGCTCAGGGTCTAGAGGCACAAAAGAGGTTGAAGATACCAAGGAGCCTACAAGCTGGGTATCCTGGCTATTCATTGCTAGATACTCTGGGAAAATCTTACACCATAACTCAATCGTTACCCAAACGTCATCAAAGCAATAACCTAGAACACTTGACCAGTTCTGACGTGTCCAACTTCCTGTTAAGTCCTTCTTAATCTCATCTCTGACGCCTTTGTCGAGATGACTACCAAAATGGTAGTGATACACATCGGCTAGACCATTGCTGCTAGTCTCATCAACCCAGCTAGGCATAAAGACGTTGGAGTCTTTCTTGTGCAACTTAAGCACTGGGATCTGTTGATTGGACGCCCCACGAGTAACGATATGAAAGCTCATCAGGTCTGGGAACCTGTTACCCGAATCCTCTACAGACCATTCAGGCTCAAGGTACATCCGGTCATAGCCTGGAACGTTCCAACCCGTTATCACATTGTCACGTCCGAAAGGTACAACGGTTGTACTCGGTGAGAAGTCAGTCACCCAAACGTATACCAAGTATGAGCCATCGGGTAGGCAACGAACGGCAACACAACAACTCGGCAACCATGCAACATCAACCCCATTCAGCGGCAACGTCTCGAAGTCTAAAAAGTATGCACTATTTGACGGCGGGACATCGATCGGAATAATACCGTGCTTTGAGGTAACAATCTGCCATCCCGGTTGGAACTTAGAGCGCCAAGTCGCGCTCGGTACTTTAGGAATCTTACCTTCCAATACCTTGGCGCTAGTCATTGTCAGGCAGTCAAGCAGAGGGTTAACAGCTTCTAAGTACTCCTCTGATGCCTTCTCGAACATAGTCTTGGCTGACGTTCCAAACCTAGGTAGTGGTAGCTCTCCATCCTCTGTATCATCCTCAATGTCTGAGAGTCCAAACTTCTCAAGCTCGGAGTTTACAATGTCCTGAATATCGGACGGTATTAGCGGTTGAGACTTGGCGAATAATACTTTGTGACACTCTGGGCTGATGAGCTTGACTCCCATCATGCCCTTGACCGCTTGCTCTACTGTATTATGCATAAAGACTGGTGATTTGTTCAACTAAACTAAGCATAGCGCGTTTAGTTCCCTTTGTCTTGCCTTTCGTTAAAGTTGTTACAAACCTTAGCAGACTGAGTGCATAGTGCGTGTCCCTTAGCGCATCAACCGACAGATTGACCTCTGCTAAAAGTTCCATCACCTCAAGCTTTGCTGGTTCAACCTCTAACACCACTACGGGCTGACTAGCTACAAAGTCCTCAACGTCGATGTATCCACTGATGGTGTTTGAGTACCGATAGTTGCAATCCGCTAGCTGTTGCCTCAGTTTAGCCGTTAAGCCTCTTGTCTTGGTGAAGTTATGCTCACCACCATTATTGCTCTTGAGGTAGCGCCTAACCATTCCAACGGTGAAGACGTACACTTTACCACCTTGCAGCACGGTCAACACTTTGTAGTCATCAGCGGTCAGGAATGGCTTATACTCACGCTGATTGTCTGATGCTCTGACCTCGTAAAGCTCAAAACCAAACTCACCGCCAGCGCCGTAGCTCTTGCCAGCTTCCTGATACTTGATTGATACTTCTAGGACACCCATTGACTGTATACTTGGCAACTTGACCACACCTAAAAGGTCAATGTCTTGGCGGGTTTGTTGCTCATAGTCGGCTGATGTCCAACCACTTTTAAGAGTGTCAAACGTCTCAAGTGTATCAACTACCAGCGCCTCAGCCATCAAACCTTTACGTGTCTGTATTGTGTAATAGGAGTCCATTGTTCTATGAGCCTTTTGAGCGGTTTATTTCGTTGAATATACCACCCATGTTAACACACAATCCCTGGAGTGCAGCATTGTTGCCGTAATCCACGGCTAGATCTTCATACTTCTTAACAAGGATTGGTATCTCTTTCAGTGCCGATCGCCACAAGTTAGCATAGGCAACCGGGTTAGAAGGATAACCAAACCCATCGCCCTTAGTTCTTAGTAGGTTGGTGATGAACTTGAAAGCGTCCAACGGGCTACTCGCTGCTTCTGCCAGTTGCTTAATCTTCCTAGCGTTAGCCTTAAAGAACTCTCCACTGGTAACAGGTGCAAGCTGATTCATCCTCAAATCTTTGAGCGGTTCAGGTACTTTATTCGACCCAGGCTCAACCGTAAAGCCCACTACAGCATTCAGAAGGTGGTAGTTGAACTCTACATCAGGCAACATATCCAAGAGCGCTTGAGGGCGTTTCTGCTCGGAGATGTACCAGGCAATAGAATGCTTAATGCTGGAAACAACATCATTCCGAGTGTTTAGCTCAAAGTTGTACCGTAGCTTTGAGCGTTGCTCATATACCCAAGTCTTAATCTTGCTAACCCGGACTTTGCTAATAACACAATCCTTGGACACGTCATAGCCTGCCAGCTCAATAAAGAAGTCAGCGGCACAACGCATCAGCCATGCTGCCAGCACGTCCATAGAGACACCGCCACACTCAGCGCTGATACTCTCCCACATAAAGCCCGTCATACCAGCCAACGCCTTACCGCCGGGCACACCTGGTGCTGTACCATACATTGCTTTTAGCTCCTCAAGCTCATAGCAGGCTAAAGGTAAGAAGCGATCGGTAACACCACTATCATCCGACATAACCAGCGCTGGGATGTTTAGACCGTTAGCAAGGAATAAAAAACCGCCGCTCGTAGGTTGCTTAATGGTCACGTCCCCAAGTCCTTTCGCCTCGGTTACTACTGAATCACCACTAGACCACGGCTTAAGGTACGGATTATTGATTATTTCTGGAGTTTGTTTGGTTGGAACGTCTTTAAGGGTACACCAGTCACTCATTAGCCTCTCAGCCCAGCCGAAAGGGTTATTCTGCCTTAAGTTCCACTCACTAGTTTTGTAGCCTAGTTTCTCCATTGCGCTTTGAATGAATCCTACTAGTTGAGACTTACCGATTGATGCATCACCTATCAATCCAGCAAAGTACCTGTAATCATGGATTATAGCACCTTCATACATCTCATTCCCAGAGCTACCAACTACAGCACGTCCCAAGTTAAGCATAAACGTTTCCGCCTCAGCCGGTGGCATGATGCTAAGTAGCCGTAACGGGTCTACATTCTGGACACTTTCAGGGAACCACTCGCGCTCAGGTAAGACAATATGAGCGCCGTAGCGTCCGGTAATGGTACGAACCTTGAACGGGCTAGTACGCGCCCGTCCTTGAGCTAACAAGGCTAAACGTGTATCCTTTTTACCTTGCTGACTGGTTAGCTGGTTGACTAGCTCAAACCACTGCTTTGCTCTTTTCTTGTCACCATCGCACTCAGTATCCGCAGCATCACACGCTGCTTTCAACACCAGCGCTAAGTCTTCATCATTATCAGGCAACAACGGGCGACGGTATCGGAAATCAGAAGGCACGTTAAGCCCTTTTATACCCAAAGGACTCAAGAAGTAAAGCTCTAAACCACACCAGCGTCCACCGGGGACAGCCTCAACGTAGATGTCCTTGCCCCTGAGTGCATCCTTAAAGCTCTGGAATATGTTGACCGTTAAGCCATCCCAGTCGTTACCATCAAACTCCTCCTCAAACTTATCCTCATGGATGCTACGCAATATTCTGTGGTCGGTGTATGCATTCTCTTTCTCACCAACTGGGTTTTCGTCTCTAAATGATTTGCTACGTGGCATAATGATTAAGTCCTATATAGTTACTAGTTGCCATTGAAAAGCGCTAGAGCTTTTCTTTATTTTAACTCTAGCGCCTTAAGTTGTCAATCCTCCTTAGTTCTAAACCAGTGCTAACTCATCACCCATCTCAAACCCGTCTAAATCGCCACCATCTAAAGCACTCTCAGCATCAGGCAGCCCATAAGCATCAGTGCTGCCATTGTCATCGCTCTCAAACCCTGACAAGTCAACACCTGTAAAGATGGGGTAACATTGCAAGTATTGTTGCTTACTGCTAGAGTTGGTTGCACTTCCACCAATCCGCAACAGGAACTCACCAACCTCAAACTCGCGTACATCAGGAACCTCGAAGCCGTTCTTAGGTAGCTCGTCTCTTACCTTTGAGGGACATTGAATCCGAGCGTCACCAGTCTCAGCGGTTTGAATGTACCCACGCTTTCCAAAATCACCAGAGCCAGTACAGACCCACTTGGTCACGTTAAGCGTCTGACCTTTGTACTTGGCAAGAGCAACACTAGGAACCAAGTCAATGATTACGTTGTCCAACACCTGCTCAAGTGCCATCGGTGTTTCATCGTCGCCTAACAACCCCTGAAGGTCGGACAGGCTAACCTTTGTCCCCTTAGCAATCTTGAGCTTGAGCTTGCCTGAGACTACCTTGCCGTTGCCGTCAACCGCTGAGGATTGAAGCGCGAAGCCGTTCTCTTCCTTGGTGATGGTCAAGTCACGATTGCTTGCAACCTCAGCCAGTGGAATCGTCAAAGCGCCCCAACTAATAACCGGAACACCGCCCAGATTCCCAACGCTGGGCTGGTAAATCCTGATAGCACCCGTTGCCTTGTCAACCCCAGTATTGAACGTATACTTTACTGTATTTAGGTCTACACCGAAAGCGCTTGCAGCTTTGGCAACTTCAGCAACCAAACCCTTGAGGCTAGGAGTGCTTTTGATGTTGTCGGCTGTTGTGCTGATACGCTGAGGGTAAGTTCCGTTCTTAGAGTTCAATGCATTGATTAAACGAGCTAGAGCAGTAGTGTCAAACATTTGAGAATCCTTTGAGTTTTAGCGGTTTACGTTTTGTCTGTCTTTGTCTATTGTAGCATCAACCTTGGAAGATTGTCAACCCTTAATCTTTGGTAATCTTAAATCCCTTAGCAAGTCCCATACCGAACCCGATAGACGCTGAGGATGCAACACTGCCAGCGGTGTAGATTGCCATCAGCTCCTTAGTTTCAGGGCTTAGGCTTTTGACGGGCTGATAGAGAGCAACCACAAAACCAAGAAATAGCACAAGGTGCATAACAGCCAGCTTTGAAGGAATCATAGTTTTGAGTGTGTAAGGTTTACAAAGTGTAGCATCTTGAGCGGTTAAGAGAGTAGTACCGTAGTGATTAGCAGCGCTGAATCTTGGTTTCCTCTCTTAACCTGCTCTCCTTTATTGTAGCGCGTCTTGGTTGGATTGGCAAGGGTTAGAGAAAAGATTTTTAGCGAGAGTAGCCCAGTAAGGTACAAAGGATTTCAGGTAGAAGCTCTCAAACTCTCCCACGATGGAGCCTAGCACCTGCCAAAACGCTGAAACATTGAACGCACCAACCCGGTTTATCATCACAGGCTCAACCTCACAAGGTGCTGACTCGGAATACTTCATAAAGGGTTGATACTTGTAGCACTCCGATGGATGGCTCATCAACTTTAACACTTGTAGTGCACCTCCACCCTCACAGCCCTGTACGGGTTGCCATTCAATGACATTATCCAAACGGTTAGCATGATAGAAGCACTTTAAATCACTACCATCAAGATCATCTAGGATGATGTTACCATCATCCAGAGTCATACTAGTTAGCACCCCATCGGTGAAGCTGTAGGAAGTCCCAGACGCCTTATCGGTCAGCACTTCAACCGCTGCGAATGTGACAGGGCAGAAAGCGCCCATAAGGTCAGACTCTTCTAACCATTCAGCCTCAACCATTGCGGCGTTCATCTCCTTAATGTAGGTGCGTGAACGAACTACCCAAACTACTGAGTTTTCAAACTTGATGCGCTTGAAACCCTCCAATACTTCAAAACTGTAACCATATTGGTTGTACTTGGCGTTGAGTTCTTTAAGTGAGAGTGCTTTAGTGTTAGACATTGTTGTGTTTGTGTTTGTTTTCTACTCCTAAATACTAGCCTGGGTTAGTTCCAGATGTCAAGCGTTAACCTGAAAGATGTTAGGATGACACAGAGTGTGTCAGTACTTTCATGCAGAGCGGCATACCTGAACTGCTTAATCTAGCTAACGTTTCATCCTGCTCAGAGGTAAAAGGCACAGCATTGGACTCTAGGAAGCGTCTAGCGCTCATCACTATGCCCATGTCAAGCAATGGGTCATATTCAACCGGGGGTGCGTTGAGCGAGATTACAGGTAACAGCGCTGCAACGCTATCCGGATCGCCGCCTACATTTGGTAGATTGTCGGACTTGTCACCCGTCTTAGCCTTGTGCGTCCACAGCGCTGTAGGGTCGAGCGCTGGCAAGCTGTAGCCCGTATTCCAGTTAGACATATTACGGTATCGAGGGAAAGCACCGTAAGTGTTGAGCCAGCTAGTGTGTTGGTCGATTAGTCCTATCCAGTCGTGGTCACAAGTCATTAGATACAGCTTGGCATTGTTATCACCGTAAGCGTTGAGGCGACACAGCAGCGCTGCCATATCATCAGCTTCATACCCGTGGCTGCTATCTGCCATTCCTTCTAGCAAGTTCCAGCCGTTCTTAATGATAACCATTCTCATGCTAGAGCGGATTAGGTTTAGAGCGGTGGGCGGCTTCTTACGCCCACCTTTGTAATGCATTGGTGCTGGTACTTGCTTAATCCGTCGCTTGACGGGTACAATCTTAGACCATACACTATCACGCAACAGATACTCAGTACGCCAATACGGTTTAGAGTCCATACACCAAATGACCACGGGCTGAGTGTTGAATGGTAAGAAACCATTAACATAGTTAGCGTCTGTTAGGTCAGGTCTTAACCACCTTCCACTTTGACACCAAAGCATCTGGGCTTCTACAACCTTGTTCAGGTCATAACGCTTAGTGCCCAAGGACTCTATAACTGCTAGAATCCCGTGGGCGATAACGTTCATATCTATGATTAGTACCTGTCTCATCATCTTAATCCAATAGAGTATTCTTACATTATAACACAAAATAGCCCTAAGTGGTTAAACTTAGAGCTTATTCAATGCTCAGTGTCAGGCTGTGAGGAGTGCTAGCGCTCAGGGGTGTTACATCAAGAAACGGTGATATGTTTCATTTAAGAGTGTTGGTGTGCCAGCGTACAGGTGGGTAAGGTTGTAGATTATTCCAGGTCTGGGTTGCTCTTTCCTTGTAATCATAAAGCCCTGAGAGCCATCACTTAGCTTGGTGAAGACTTGGAACTCGTAAATGTACCCATCGATACCTATGAACCAAGTTGTAGGGTGTAAACCTTCATAGAGGGTAGTATAGTAAGGCGTCTGGGAGTGTGGTACTTGGTCATGTTCTGAGAGTGCAAATGTTTTCTCTTTAATCCAGTCAGGGGTGGTAAACATTTAGGTGTCCTTGGTTGATAGTTTCTTGGTCTTTATGCGCCTCATAGCTTGACGTTCCTGGGGTTCAAGAGGCAACGGTTGCCGTATTGGTCACGGTACTCATTGATAAGCCCTGAGAAGCCTACCAGATACCATGCCGAGTGTTGAGTGCCTAGACCTTGGAGAACTCCAAAGTGGGCAACCTGGCTAGTGTCAAAGCGCTGATGCTGATTGAGTGTTGATGTTTTCATGGTGTTACCCTAATGAAAGAGAAGATAAGATGCTTGACTCACTTCTGAAGTAGTCGAGCATTTCTCTGGTTGGTTGCCTGACACGAGTAATCATTATGTCCTGTACCCCATCTGACACCCGTGTAAAGTGGTAAGCTTCAAATAACCAACCATCTTTAGACACATAGAACAAATGAGGCTCCAAGTCAACCAGCGTCATAACATAGAGGGTGTCCGGGTGTGGTTCACTCTTAGGGTAGTAAGACTCAGCCACTCGGTCAATAAACCATTTAGGTACATCTGTATGCATTGTGAACCTGAATGTATAGTGTCCTTTCATTATAACACGTAAACGCAAAAATCGCATCAAAGCTTTGTGGGCGTTTGATGCGATACTTCGCAGCTTATTAGGCTAGTGAGAGTTTGCAAGTGAGAGTTATTCACCGCAAGGCAGGTTGTCGAGGCTCAACGCTTGCAGATTGGTGAATATTTACCGCCCATACCTTCCCCTTATTTCTCACCCAGAGCCTCGACGACTAAAGTGATATATCCGGTTATTGTATGTTTGGTTAAGCCTTGAAAGTGTTGCCACTCTCGAAGACACTCAGGAAAAACAAGCTAACGTTGCCGCTTCCTTAATGGTTTTCCTCTAGTTCAACTTTAGCCCTCGCAGCCTTTAGGGTCATACGCGGAGAACATCTAGATTGTGATTTGTAGCTTTGTCCTTTATAAGGGATATCTCAACAGGGCTAAGGCTCGTACATCCTTAATCATCATTTTCACCCGCTCGCCACAAGTTTTGTCGGGACTGTTGAGAAACTACTTAACTTAAACCAGAAGCGTCAAGGTGTTAAAGTGTGCTACGGTAGAGCAGTGAGGCTCTTGGTAGCGAGTGCCTTTCGGCTCCCTTTCCTCTTGACTCTTCTAATATAACGTGTATTTCAGGAAGTGTCAAGCGATTTAGCAATATTTCTCTAACATCTTTTACGTTGATATACGTCATGCCCTGGAGCGCTTACACTGTAACAGATTGAGCGATTTATGTTATAATGGTGATAGAATACCACCACCTAAAAGCCTTATGCCCAAGTCAACATCAACTTGGTACACGCCTGACTTTTTACTGAAAGCGGTTTCTGACACCTTCAACGGTCAAGCATACTATGACCCAACACCGAGAGCGCCTGATGTGGTTGAGGATGGACTCTCAACAGATTGGAGCCGTCACAAGTTCATTTACCTTAACCCTCCCATTCCAGCGGCTCGGTGGGCTGATGAGGCTCTAGCGTGGTTCAGTCAACCAGACTTTAAGAGTACCATTATCTTTGCAGCATTCAGCCCCAACGTCCTCTTCCAGCAACCGGGATTACTGAGACATCCTATGTGCTACATCCGAAAGCGCATAAGCTGGATAGACGGGCGTGAGACGTTGCTCAACAAGGAAGGGCTAGAAGTGCCTAACCCTCGGTTTCTAAAGGGTATGGTCGGCTCTACCCAGTACTCAGCAATGGTACTGATGACTAAAGACGATATCATCAAGACCCGGTTCAAGATGGCATTCGCAGCGCTGGGTACGATTACACCTGGGTACTGAGACACAATAAAGCCCTGACCTAGTGCCAGGGCTTAAAGTTGTTAGTTATCAGTAGCTTACTAGTTGGAATCGTCAACCGCTTTAAGGATATCCTTGACAACTCTATCAACTTTGACAGTTTTAGGTAGATGCACCTTACAAGCGAAGACACCCTCAACACCTGTCTTATTGACTCTAAATAATGCCGTCTCTAGAGGAGACTTACCACAAATCATACACTTAGCCATTTTGATACCTTTGATTATTGAGCGTTGATAAAGTCTAAGAGGTCGTAAACTTCTTTATTGTACTCGATAGCGTCCATGCAGCCTTCTAGCTTTTCAATACACTCCTTGAGGTAGATAACCAGGGTAGCCGACTTTTTGAAAGTCTCACAAGCTTCTAGGGTAAAGAGTACAAGGGTGGGGTTATCGGTTGGAACTATGCAACCCTTATGGTATCTTGCATCTGTGACTAGCTTAAGGTCAGCTTGCTCATACCTTTTCAACAGATAGTACATTGTAGACCCAAACTCTACCCGTTGGTAGATGTGTCCAACTAACGTAGGGCTATCGTCATTATCTGGCAACAAGTAGAACGCTTGACCAACTTTAATGTTAGTAGAACCTACACTGTCTAAAGGATCGCCTGATTCAATCTTACCAATCAATGAACTCATAACGGCTCTATCCATAGCTTCCTTGAGATGATGATGATTAAATGAGAACATAGCTCACCCACGAGATTGATAATCCATATTGAAATGATAGCACTAAGTTAGATTAGAAGTCAAGCGCTTAAGGATTGCTAGACCGAGTTGACGGGTAAACTCTGGAGGGGTTGCAGCGCCAATAAGCCGATACTGTTGCAACAGATTACCGGTTATAACATAATGGTCTGGTATGGTTTGAACCCTGGCAACTTCTCGCACTGTGAGCCGTCGAAGTTGGTCAGGATGGCAGTAGGCATCTTGAGTGGTGCCCATTGCTGGCGTTGGGGCGTCCCAAGCTAATCGGTGGTAGATGGCAGAGGAGTTCTGACCTCGGTAGGTTGTACCCGGTTTGACAGCTTTGAACTTCTCAGCGGTTTGAGGTGCAAGCTTTGAGCCTATGGACTCCGGGACATCTTCAAGTGCTTGGCGCAAGGTCTTATGAGGGCTGATAGGTTCCAAGGGTAAGAAGCCGCCATGCAGTCCTAGGGGTGGTATTTTGGTAGATTCCCAGGCAAGGATTATGAGACGATCGCGGTGCTGGGGTACACCATAATGAACCATATTGATAACCTGGCTGATGACTGTGTAGCCTTGCATTCTAAGACTAGAAAGGAGCCAGCGGAAAGGGTTACCAGCGTTACACTCTCGGAGTCCTGGGAGTGCCTCAATGTAGACGATTTTAGGTCTGCACTGGATAACGTGGGAAAGAGTAGCGCTGATGTCGTGGGTGTCCACAATGGATTGCTGACGAGTGCTGACACTCCGAGCGGTGTAGTGTTTAGTAGGCAATGAAGCGGTAAGCATATCTACTCTATCAGAATAGATGAACTTATCAGGGTTGATGCTCAAGTCACCGTTGACCGTGATTAAGTCTTTGTCCTTGCCGAGCATCCAGAAGTTACCACGGTTAGCGCGTAGAGTTGTAAGCGCCTCAGCGTCGTACTCGATAGCGAGTGTGTTGCCCACGAGTCCAGATTGTGCTAGCCCATAGCTTAGAGAGCCGGAGCCTGCAAAAAGGTTAAGATTAGAAAAGCTCATAGTGTGTAGATTTTAGGGTGTTCCTTCATTATAGCACAACAGTATAGTAGTGAGGATACATTGACCGAGCGCCGATCATATGGTAGGACTCCAAACAAGGGAACAACAAGCATGGGCGAATAGAGAGCCGATAATGGGCATCTTGCCTCAGAAGGGCTACCAGGATAATGAGGTGGTAGGCTGGGTAACAGCTTATCCTGATGAGGTGCTGAGTGAGTGGCAGGATATTCTGTCTAACCTGTACCTGACGTTAGACCCTGAGACGTGTCCTGATGAGTGGTTGGACTATGTAGCGTTCTTATTTGGGTTATCCTTTCAGCCTTACTGGGTTAAGGACTGGGAGCCTGAGATTAAGAGAGCGATACTAGTCAATCAGCAATATTTGAAGAAGCATCGAGGCACTAAGGCTGGAATCAGCAAGGTTTTAGAGTTGTTGCAGGTGACATATTGTTACTGGCAAGACACGGTGCTGATGTTGCCGTTCAAGTTACCGGGTAAGTTTGGCAAAGGGCGCATGAGAGTATTTATACTTATGCCTAAGCTAACCTCTAGGACTGGGCGCGAGTGGCGTGAGGTGCGTAGAGTGTTAAAGGGCTACATACCCGCCGTAGTGGAGTCAGTAGTAGCTTATCAGGGCTTCATACTTGGACGTTCAAAGCTTGGCGATCCTATATTTCCTAGTGGTTCTCAGTTCTTAAACACCAACCCGGACGGAACCACCTACACTGTAACCATATAGCCTTGTGATAACACCAAATGAGTAAAACTACTATTCTGATTGACCAATATGATAGCCAGGGTGTAGCGCTTAATGGTTATGTGCTGATAAAGCTGTCTAATCCTGTGGTAGACCAAGATACCAATAAGACGTACTTGCCAGCGATTAGTAGGGTTGAGCTAGTTGGAGGGCAAGGCTCAATAGCACTAGAAAATAGTGCCACGGCTGGGCAACAGTACACGTTTAGTATTTATCAGTATGGGCAGGCTCAAGCGTCTGAGCTTATTTGGGAGTTCAAGGCGACAGTACCCGCTAGTTTGACACCTATCAAATGGACAGATTTAATCACTCAGACGGGTATTAGTGAGGATAACCAGGACTCTTCGTTCCAAGCCATCATCAGGGGTTTGTATTATAATGATGGATTCTGGGTCAAGTTGCAGCAGACTTTCTACCCTAGGAAAGGCAACTATTCAGCGACGGCAACTTATACGTTTGGTCAGGTTGTCTACTACCAAGGCAATCTGTACTCATCAGTGTCTAGTGTACCTATCGCTGGTAAAGACCCGATTAGCAACCCTACACTGTGGCAGATTTTCAGCCAGAAAGGCGACACAGGCGCGGGTACAACAGGTGATAACAGCCCCTATGATGCTACAGCGTGGAACACTGGCAACTCCTCAACTACAGCACCTTCCAAGCAATCGGTAAGGAATGTTATCGAGACGTTAGAGACTAAGGCTGTTGTAGCGTCTAAGGTGTCTAGCACTAATGCAGTGCTGACCGCTCCAACCTTAGCGAGTTCACCGCTAGCCAGTGATAACAGCGGATTAGTGCCATCAACATCATGGGTTAGGAATCTGGTGTTTCCTACGGCTAAGGCTATCAACCCGATCGGTATGCCAGCTTACTGGGTGACACCGAGCGCGCCTCAATACTGGGTTATGTATGACGGTAGAACCCTTTCGACCACTACATATGCTGACCTTTTTGCGGTGCTAGGGACTCTCTATAATATCGGCAATGAGGTGTCGGGTACTTTCAGAGTGCCGGATTTAAGAGGGCGTGTAATGGCTGGGCTAGATAATATGAGTACGCTGATGGGTGCTGCCAACGTTATACCGACTTTAACAACGCTTGGGTTTAGAGGTGGTACAGCTACCCATAGCTTAAGCTTGGCAGAGTTGCCAGCACACACCCACAATACGGCATTTGCACCGAGCAATGCTGGCACGGGTACGCCTAATAGTGTCGTTGCGGCTCTCGGCAGTGGTACTAACATAGCTACATCGTCCACAGGGTCAGGTACAGCACATAATAACTTACAGCCTTACATGGGTTTGTACGTTATTGGATTCGCTAACGTTTAAACTTTACAAAACTTAACAACTATGCCAGCCCCATTGTTACCGAATACCGATTTCTCAACGGTTGACTATTTTACAGGCGATATGGCTTATTGTATAGCCAATCCGGTGTTTGATGGTCTAACCCAGTTTCTTGGTCACTTACCCAAGCTTGGTGATGAATCGCTAGACCCTAATGGTGTCCTGAGTAGAGTGTCAGCGGTCGTAGAGCCTTTTAGGGTTGTCAAGGTGTCAGGCTCTATTGTCTCTTGGGCTAGTGGTGTAGTGAGGGGTACAGATGGCAGAATACTATCAGTTGTAGGTGGTCAAGTCTCATTACCTGCTGACAGTGTAAGCTACATATTCATTGACAGTGTTGCAACAGTGCAAGTGGTATCAGATGTTACTGAGCCAGATGCCTACGCTAAAATGTCAACCATTAGGCTAGTGCTAGCTCGTGTTACAACTGTCGGTACTAATGTTACAACGATTGAGGACTATCGATCGCTGGCTACTCGTAGAGTCGATGTACCTACCAACATTATCAAGGTCTACGGCGGTCAAAGTCGCATAGATAGAGTTGTTACTCAGAATGAGGTCATTGATGAGGCGCTAGTCTATTGTCGTAACTTCACTGTACCAGCGGGTATCACTTGCACTATCACCAACAACACTAAGATTTTATGCTCTGGTAACTTTACCTGCAATGGTACTATCACGATGACACCGTGCATTTTAGGCGGTGCTGGCTACATTGCGGGTGGTTCCGGTAGCTGCGGGGGTTTCCCCGGTGGTGGTATCGGTGCAGGTTCCGGTGGTGGTGCTGGTCTATCCGGTCGTGCTTATTCCTGGTTAGCTCAACCCTATGGGAGTGGTGGAAGTGCTGGGTTTGGGTACGCTAGCCCCACATCTAGCAACCTGCATCTAGTACCTAACGGTGGTGAAGGTGGATCAGGCTTATGGGTTGAAGCTCAGAAAGTTATTGTCAATGGTGGTGTTATAAACTGTAACGGTAACAGTGCTTCAACACCACCTGGCTCTACAGCTTTCAACTATTGCGGTGGTTCCGGTGGGTCAGGTGGCACGGTTGTATTATCAGCTATCTATTCAGTGTTTATCAGCAATACTTCAAGCATATTTTGTAGAGGTGGTAACGGTGTGCCAGGTAATAAGCCAGATACCACAATATTTGGTGGTTTTCCCGGGGGGGGTGGTGCTGGAGGTCAGATAGTCCTCATGTCTCCATCCATCAACTACTCAGGCGCTAATCTCAACGTACTAGCTGGCACGGTAGGCGCTAACGTAGCTAACCAGAATGGGATTGTTACAAGAGGAGGTGGTAACGGTGGCACAGGTGGCACTCATACCACAGCGGCAACCAATGGAGTCATCAGAACTTACGAGAACATCCCACTCTATTAAGGTATTCGTATATGTACTTATTGACCGATGGACAGTCTATATATGGCTGGGATGATGGCACACAGTCAAGAGATAGATTCCTGCTACTTGAAGCGCCCGAAGGCTATACAGACATAGAGCAACTGTATATAAAGGATGGGGTAGTACTGCCGATACCTCCTAGACCTGAAGGTGCTATCTGTTTTAACAACATGACTGGCGAATGGGTGTTACCGCCCAGCGTCAATGTTGCTCCAGGTGTAGAAATACCGATTAGTGAGATTTTCACTAACCCTAAGATGCAACTAGCTCTAGCTCAGGGTGCTAAGGATTCAATGGTGTTAACGCTGCTATTGAGCCTCTTAGCAGCTTACACGATTAAGGATGAGGCAATGCTGGGGGCTACATATCAAAAGTTGATGCAGTGGGTTGAAAGCCAAGGTAATGAAAATGAGCAACAGTGAGACTACCCCGATTACAGTGCAAGCGCCAAGTAGTACGATTGACGTGTATCGAGAGGTGATGACTGGCATCCAAACTGGTAGCTATGCGGTTTTATTGGCAATAGCAGTTGTCTATGTGTTAACTCGTAAGTCCATAGGTCGTGCATGGCATAAGCATTTTGACCTATTGGAGACGTTAAAGGATGTCCAAGAGTCAAATGCTAAAAGCTTAAGGATTATAGCAACGTCTAATAAGCGGATAGCTGACCTCATGAGTGACCCCCGGCTATCCAGTACTCAAGAAGCTGTAGATTCTATCAAGATGGAGTTGACCAAGGCTCAAATGACCCTAGAGAGTACTCTGGGAAAGGATGACGATGAGCAATGAACAAGCAACCGAGCCGAAGACCTGATGATGTGACATTGTTACAACGCCATGAGGTCGAGATGATAGGAACTATGGCGGTATGGGCTGAGGAGAGACTGAAAAAGCAAGTTAGGATTCGAGAAGTGTATCAGAAGGATGAGCGCCCAAAGGCTGAATGCCAGGTGTTGATAGATCTTATCAAATCTCTAAAGAATGTCAAGGATTTTTACACAGTCTCGCAATAAAACGTTATAATGATAGTGACAACGATACATTCTAGTAGTGAGAGAGGACAACAACCATGCCGCCAGTAAAGAAGACTACCGATTCCGAGAGTACCCTTGAGGATAAGCCCACAGACGGAAACGCTGATGAGGTGAACATCGAGCAAGTGCTGTCAGACATCATCACTCCGCTTATCAATCAGTTGACGGTTAAAACGCAATCTGAACTTAAGCGAGTGCAATCTGAGCTTACTCAGGCTATGGATGCTAAGTTTGCTGAAACTAAAGCGCCTAAGACCTCTGACGATGAAGCGCCAGATAGTTCTAACCCAGCAGTTAAAGCTCTCATGGCAAAGATTGAGGCTCTGGAGAATGAGAACCGACAGAACAAGGCAAAGCAAGACAAAGCAGAGCTAGACGCGGCACTCAAGGATGCAGTGGCATCGGGTAGTCCAGAGGACTACAACTTGGCATTGGCTGGGTTACAGCATTTCGCTGGGTCATTGACCAAGGTTGATGGGAAGTTCATCAGTGAGAATGGCAAAGACTTAACAACGATCGCTAAAGAGTTCTACGAGTCTCCAAGCGGTAAGCGAGTGTTACCATCAGGCATTTTACAAGGTGTAACCCCACCGCCATCCAACACCAGCCGACCTAACACTGTTGATATCTCGACGCTTGATGAGCGCCTAATGCGTGGTGTTGGTGCAATCTAACTGATTCTAACTTACCAAAGGACTAAACTCAAATGGCTGATTATTTAGACCCGTCTCTCATTGTAGAGACTTTCAAGACTCGACGCCCTGACCAACGACTAAAAGCAGCTCCTACGCTGGCAATGTTTAGTCAGCGTGGTATGATTACTACACAATCCAGCTATGATATTAAGTGGCAGGTTGATGTCGGTGGGTCAGCCGCTCGGATGGAAGCAATCACTGACATCCCCACAGAAGGGTCTAAAGACGGTGCTGTTGCCGCGCGCTTAGAAGTTGGACACTATCGACTGTCTGAAACATTCAGCTTTTTACGTCAAGACCTGAAACAAGCCCAAAGCCGTGGTGTTGGTGCGGTCAAGAAGCTCATCAATAAGACGATGGGTGATAAGGTGTTGAGCATCACTCGACGCTTGAACACTCTAATCTATAACGGTTATGCCACTGGCACAAAGGGTGTTACGGGGGATGGAGAGTTCGTGGGGTTACTACATCCTGCAAGCATCGGTGGTTCTCCTGTAACGTATCAGCCTACAGCACCGTACTTTGACCCATATGCAGGTATTAGCCGACTAAATGTTCCTAGTTGGACTCCTTTGGGCATCAGCAATGGTGGAACGCCCACAGTACTAACTCGTGACACTCTTCTGAGAGTTGAAGAGTTGGTACAACTAAACGAGTCATCTTTTGACACAATCCTGGTGAATCCGTCTACCGCTCGGCAATATAACAAGATCTTCTATGACATTGGTGGTGGTGGTACGCTGCCCAAAGCAACCGATGGAGAAATGGATTTCCCAGTGGTTGACCTGGGTCACACCTCGCGCTCTTACAATGGTATTCCTTTAACAGAAGATCCTAGAGTGCCTGTGGGCTTTATGTTGTTTGTTGACTCAAGTCAGATTGAGTTAGTACAGTTCGACATGAGTCAGCCTGACAGCGTTGTCGATGAAAATGATAGCATCACCACGGCGGTAACAAACCCAGAGGACACTTACGGCTTACAGTTCGTGCTGTCATCGTTGCCACAAGGAAATCCTGATGCGATTAGTTTCACACTCAGGATTTACCCTCAGCTAGCCGTTTACAACCGTAAGTCGATCGCGGTGCTATCAGATATTGCGGTCAGCTAGACTAATGTAGTGACCGTGGAGCCATCGGGTAAGTACTGAACTCGATAAGGTTGGAAAGAGTTAGACTTCTTCATGTTAGCCTCAGCGGTGATAATCATTAGGTTATCCGGACAATGAAACCCACAAACTAAGACACCGTTAATCGGGTCAATGTGGTCAACAGCAACGGCTAACCCTTGCTCTCTCATCGTTTTAGCTGCATTGTAGATAACCCTTATCTGCCTTCTCTGTTCAGTACTTAGCTGGATTTTACCCTTTGAACGTCTAGCGCTTTCAGTTGCCGTGTATTGTGCGCGTTTAGCCTTCTTGTCTTGATTGACACAGGTTTTACAGCTTGGGCGCTTACCATAGACACCCATCTTATGAGCGCCAAATGCTTCTAACCCCTTAGGTGTCAGACACTTAGTACAGACCTTCATAACGTAGCTGGTACTTGTCACTGCTCAATCCTTCATTTCTGCCTACCCTTAGAGCCTAACAGAGTATTCAAACCATGTCAATAACAATAGACAAGTTGCTAGTGCTATTAGGGTATCCAAAGGTTAAGCCCAGTATTGAGCAGTACATTATACCCTCAGACCTTGTAGGACTGAACGGCTTACTAGTGCTAACACCTGAGCGGCAACAACGCCTAACGCTGATAGTTGATGACCTGTCAACGATTGACGGGTTACTGGCTGAGGCTAGAGCTAACACAATGGCTATCAACTTAGGCACGATGAAGCTTGATTTTAAAACTCATTTATCAGCACTCAAGATTGAAGCTACAGCACTGTTAACCGAGCTAGCCCAGCTAACCGGGGTAAGGCTATTCTGGAACCGCTACTTGGATGAGTACCCTGCCAGTCAAGAGCTATACGCATTGTTTGGTATCGCGCCTAACACGTCCACTGGTTACGTTGCTACTCAGTGGTAACATAGCCTTGTTATAACAACCAAAAAGGATTGACTGATTATGTCTGAAGATGTTAAGCCTAAAGCACTTGTTGAGTCTGTACAGCCTACCGTTGTACCGTTTGAAACTGCCGATCATGTTCTGCGACGGGCTGAGGTTGTTGTCATGTATCAACCTGTCATTCCTCCAGAAGAAAACTATCGAGATCAGATTGAAGCGGATAAGGCTCAAGGGATTGAAACCCCTATGAGTGCTAAGATTCAGCCGGAAGCACCGAAAAAATAAGGAAGGTGTAGCGTGTCAGAGGTATCATTCTATGGCGCTTTAGCCGATGGCTTCTCGGTCACTCCAGCCATTAAAAGGGCTACTCAGAACACCCTTAAATATGGGCTTAAGCTAGTCAAGGGTAACACACCTGTCAAGACTGGCAACATGAAAGCCTCATGGAAAGCAGAGCTTGAAGGCTATGGTATCCGATGGATTAACACAGCCAAGTATTCAAGCTTTGTCGAGGGTGGTACTAGGCATATGACCGCTAGAGCGCCATTGGCTAAGGCGTTGCCTCTGATACGTGCTGAGTTTAGGAAGCAGTTAGGCAATGAGGTTGGGAAAAAGCTAGCCAAGCAAATCAGCTTAACAGGCTCAACACCAGACGTTTTAGGCTTTAAGGACTTGGTAAGCTCAGGGCGTCAAGTGTCGGGTACTACGGGGTTCAGGAGTGGCTCAGGCGTTAGCACGAGTAAGTTCCTAGAATCAGCTAAAAAGTACATCAGGTCATAACAATGCCACTAGTTCAAAACCTACAGAAGCTCGTTGCCCGTCTCAATGCTCTGCCTAGTAAGTTTGGTGTAGAGACATATCAGGACGTTCTGATTAAGTACACTAACCAAGCTGGTATAGATTTAACCATTCCAATCACCCCTAACCCTAACGTTGAGCTGGTAAAACCTCAACAGATTGGTAAGTTTCTAAGTGCCAGCGTAGAGGTGTTCCAAGGTGACTTGGTGGTGAGCGAGATTACACGCTATCAGACGCTCATTGACCCAGCAAGTACGCAGACAGTGTTATCTAAGGGAAAGTACCTTTACAACAACAAAGTGTACTTCTGTACCCACCTGGACACAACAGACACGGTATTCTATACAGCTTACATTAGAGAGGACAGAATAAACCGATGAAGCTCTCACAATGGCGTCCAGCGTTTAAGCGTTTCATGGCTAAACACGTCCAGATTGAGGGCTATGGTGTCTCTGAGCCTGATACCTACGACATCTTTCTAGCACATCTACCACCTTTGAGGGATGTCAAGCTAACACGCTCACCACCTGACATTGTGAACGGGACAGCCTATCAAGACCTTTGGCTCTTGGCACGTTACCCAGGCTCTACGCCTTACAATGAGCTACCTATCAGCTATCTAGAAGGACTGTACGCCAATCTTGTCATCCATCTAGAGTTAGAGCATGGTGACTTAGATAGTGCTGATAATCCAGGAGTGCCACTGCTGCAAGGTTTAAGTACCTCAGCGGTTGAGATGCCTATCAAAGTGAGCGAGTTGTCCTATGCAAATCAGGATTGGTTAGCAGAAATACGCCTGATTATCCGGATTGAGTTCAACGCTCAACCGGAAACGCCCATACCAACGATACTACTCAACGGTATAGATTTAGAGGTCTACCGATCTACGCTCAAGGACTTGGAAGACGCTACACTAGATTGGCACATAGCCCTCTAGCCGCTCATTCTAGTAGTGAGCAACCGATTAATACTTATCCATTATCTAGCTTTAGACTTATGACATATGCTGATTTGAAAGTCCCTGGCTCATACATTACAGAAGGTCAACTAGGCATCAGTAGCGCTCAAATGGCTGATCACTCACAGGTCTATATGGTTGGACGCTCAACAGTTACAGCAGCCCCTAAGAATATCTGTTACTATGTTGAGAGTGCTGACGATTTCTTTAATGTGTTTGGTGACTCCTTGAGCAGTCCGAGCGTTAAGCTCTACTTTGACCAAGAGCCGGGTTTAGGTTTCTGGTTCATCAATGTGGACATGAGAGCAGAGAGAACGATAACCATTCCCACGGTAACGCCTGCCGACATCTTCACACTAACCATCGACGGCTACCCCGTCACTTATACTGCTTTAGTTGGTGACACTCCAGCGTCGGTAATCGGTAAGCTGGCTGGGTTGATCAACTCCAAGCTTAACCATGTTGCATCAGTTTATGGTAACAAGCTCCGCTATTTGACAGGTAAGACGGTCACAGCGTCGGCAACGGTAACACTGGGAAGCGCTAACACTGCCACATACCCCGTAGCCTTGGACGTTGTAGACTCCCTCAAAATGGCACTGGTTGACAACTTAAGACCTGGGTTTGTCATCGCACCAGAGTTTTACCAGTCTTTCAACATGACCGATAGACAGTCCTTAGCCAATGGTATTGAGTCTCTGGTAGCTGATAACTCTCGCTTCTGGATGCACTTAATGGACTGTGGTGCTGAGGTTGCCTCAAGTTCAAGCGGTGGTGGTGCTATCAACTTAGCACTGGTGGACATCTCAGGGGTATCAACGCCAAGAGGTCACGTTGCATACTATTTTCCGTACTGGGTCAATGCAGTCAACCAACCCGTGCCTATGAGTGCCAGCGTTGCAGCAATCGCATTGAAGCGCTACCGCAATGAGTCATTTATTCAACCTCCTGCTGGTGAGGACTACCCAGTTAGAGGAGTGGTGGGTCAAACGTTCTTAGTGTCCTACAACGCTCAAGCCATCCTAAACCCAGCTAACATAAACTGTGGTCGAATGCTGACCAAGCAAGTGTCTGGAGGTCTTAGACAGGTTGGTGTGCCAGTAATCTACGGCGCTCGGACTCTGGCGACTGACCTGAACTACCGCTATCTGACCACTCGTGTCATCATGAATGTCTTAGAGAACTCATTACGTGACACTTTGAGGAATGTACCTTTCCGTACCATTGACGGTGTAGGTATTCAGATGCAGCGCATTACAGGTCTTATCACTAATGTTTGCGAGCTTATGAGAAGTCAGGGCGCTCTATGGTCGGCAACCGGAACGGCTGAAGGTGCTTATCGTGTAATATGCGATGGTACCAACAACTCACCTGATATGCTAGACCAAGGCAAGCCACTGGCTCAAGTATACGTCAAACCAGCCCCATTGATTGAGTTCTTACAGACGATCGTGTACAGAGTGCCTTTGAGCTTCGACCTCACCAGCATTGGAACGGGGGGCGCTTCAACCACTGGGCAACCGGAAGCAACAGCCACACCAACAGGTACACCCGGAGCCACCTCAACATCTGGCACTAAGTGACGTGACATTGTTATAACAACCAAAGGAGACAAACCCTATGCCACTTCAGGATCTAGTTAGTCAAAGTCAATGGTCGATTCAAATACCAGAGCTAGCGGGTACATATTGGAGCAAGCGCACAGCCCCCAAGGAGGTCAGAGCGTCCACCAAGTATGTTGACCCACAGACCGGGCGAGAGCTTACTCACGTTATCGGTAAGTACACGGTAGAGAACGTCACACTGACACATCTATACTCGGTTAGCCTTGCATCAGCTATCAAGACTTGGTGGAAGTCCTACGTCAACAGTGATAAGCCTAAGTTCACCGTCACTAGTCAACCCATTCAGGCTAATACCTCCAGTACCCCTCTAGCTGGCTCTCAAGTTGAGCAAATGCTAGGGTGTCAAGTACTTAGCATCAAAGGCGTGGAAGTTGACCACAGTGCCACAGGGATGGCAATGATAGAGATAGAAATCTCCATCGATGAGATTGCTTAACCTTTTGAGTGAACCAAAATGAACCACTAAGGAGCCTAACACTATGTCCGATGAGAACGCCAACGATAAAACGATTACACCTCCAACCTGGCAGATGGATGAGAACGGAAACGCGGTAGCCAATCTACCTATTAAAGGCGTCACAACTCGGATCGTGTTGAGTGAGCCGACGATGGGAACGATTGATAAGCTAGCCTGTTATAACCAGAATAACCCAGGGCAACTCATCTTTGCAATGTGCCTCTGTGTTGCCGATACAATGGTTGAGCCTAAGAACCTCTCATTTGATGACTTGTGCAAGTTGCCATTTCGTGAAGGTAAGGAGGTCATCGAGGGTCTTAAGTGCTTTCCGATTTACGCTCAGAGTAACGGGTAAGCATCTATCCTGTGTGTGCCACGGTCGGCTATTTGATGACACCACCTTAAAAAGGTCAATCATCGCTGCAAGTGGTAATCAGCTTACATCCTTTTACAATGAAGCCTTTAAGATGAAAATCTCTAGGCTTCTTGAGGCGTTAGAGCTAGTAGAGCTACAGAATAAACCTTCTTAGACCATTATGACCCATGTTGAACGGCGTTAGTTTTGACCTCCAGGCAATAGATAACATCACACCGATGTTAAACCGTATACGCTCTCAAGCACGTAGCCTTCAGGGTGTCTTAGGTAATCTGGGAGGTACAACGCCTAATACTGGAATGGATGGGGTCAGAACTAAGATTGACGGCTCTACTGGCTCTATGCTGGGCTTTGCAGCGGCGGCAGGTGTTGCAGCAATGGCAGTACAACGCATAGGGTCAGCCTTCTCAGGGGCGATGATGGATGGGATGAAGTTTCAAACCATGAGCAAAGTGGTTGCTTCTGACATCCAAATGAGTCTCGGTGGAAGTATGGGCGATAACCAGTCTATGCTCTTAGGGATGCAAAAACAACTAGCTAAAGATGCCGCTAGCTTGCCAGGTGTTACCGCTGATTATAACACAATGCTCAACGCCATGTCTCAATCAGTGGCAATGGCTAACCAAGGAGACAAGGAAGGGTTTAAGTCGGACGCGCTCGATATTGCTAAAAGAGCTACCATCTTAGCAACTACTAAAAGTATCAATGTTAACGATTCAGGAGGTGCAATAAATAGAGCAATATCAGGTGGACAGAATATCACTGAGTTACTAAATACCATTGACCTTTTTGCTAAGTCTCCAGTATTAAAATCAGGCATTCTTAAAGGCATCAGTGATGCTGGGTTAACGACTGATGACTGGAAAGAAATGACCACTAAACAGCGTAAAGACATTGTACAAAATGCTCTTAAAGCTGCAACACCTGATAGCTTAATCAAGGAGTTTGAAGGCACAACCGAGAGTCTTTATCAAGGTATAATCTCTGGGCTTACTGACCCTCTAAGTGGCACATTAGGAGTACTTAGAGAAGTTGGGACTCGTGAGAATCGTACCGCAATGACGGCTAGTTATGACTTCCTTCAATCCTTCAAAGTCACTACTGGCTTAATCAGTGAGCTTGCCGATGCTTTAGGTTTAAGCTTTGACCCTATGGCAGTAGTGATTGATACCCTGGACTTTGTGACAGGATTCATGAATAACATTGCATACACAATAACTAGAGCGAAAGAGAGCGCCAGCGGTTTAGAAGGCTTTAGTTTATCAACTCTAACTAAGGGTATTGCTAACTGGTTAAACGGCTACATTAAGCAAGCTGCTAACGGTCTAACTAGCATGGGTTCTGACGGTCTAGTGAGTGGTATCTGGGGGTTTTTAATAGGCACTATTAATGGTGTATCGGACTACATTAGGACTCTAGATTATGGAAGTTTAGGTGTAATAGTTGGTGAGAGTTTAGGGGCTATAGTGTTATGGGCGTTTGACCTGAAAAACTGGATAAATGCCATCGGTGCAATATTTGGGCTACTCGATGCGATGTCAGGAGCTATCCTTCAGTTTGTTTTGGGTGCATTGAAAGGACTGGTTAACAGCCTCATCATTAAGCCTATAAAGAGTGGTGCTGAGAGCTTTGGGCAAGCTGTACTCGATCTGTTCACTTGGCTCCTAACACCCTTCACTATGGTAGTAGATGCCATTAAAGGCTTCATCGAGGGCGCTAAAGGGTTGCTCAATATGCCAGGGTCAATAGTGCAAGGTATCGCCGCTGCGCCTGGTAATGCAATCGCTGGCGCTAAGGACTTTGTAGCTGAGAAGGCATCAGGTGCGGCTGACTGGCTCAAAGAGAAGATGGGATTCTCTACAGACCCTAAAGACATAAAGACCCTAGCGCCCGGTACGGATGGCACTAAGGACGTTAAGCCACTAATCCCAACCCCAGCAGGTAACACTGGTAACTTGATGAGTTTTGCACCTACAACGACTATAAACACCGCTGATGGTAGCGCGCCTAACCCTCAACTACTCAAGACGGTAATGGACACCCTAGGCGCTCAGTACCAAGAATATAAATCCCGGCAACTAGCAACAGGCATGGCGTGATAACATGGATACAGTAACATCTAGCTTTCCGCCTACTCTACCAACTGGCTCCAAAACTCAACCTTTCAAGCTTGAAACACTCGACCGCTCAAAAGTGGTCGAGTTTCTCATTACTCCATCTGAGCAAGCTTACACGTTCAACGCTGAGTACTCTAAGATTCCAGTCCTAGGAAGAGAGCAACCATTCATAAACTACAGACACTCGGAGCATCAGGTATCATTACCTGATATTAAGTTCTGGGTGTATGGCAATATGAAGGATATCAGCGCTCACCTTAAGGATATTGCTAACTTCACCAAGCCACTCAAGGAAACTCTAGAGCCACCTGTACTTAGGCTCTCTATGGGTACTGTGGTCTATGAGCGTATCAGGGTGACTAAGTTTCAATACAAGGTAGACCTAATGATGGGAGGAACACCTACAAGCGCCACAGGCTCACTGGATTTCATTATTGACCCTATACCACCTGAGCCGACTTTAGCACCTGCTACGACCGTCCTGAGCGAGGCTGAGAGGGCTAAAGCAGTAACGGACATTACCAAGCTACTCGACACAGATAAAGCCAAGGCAAAGCTCTACTCCTACGAGAAAGGTAAAACGCCTGTAACCGTGAGTAACGATGGAGACGTTAAAGTTAAGGACAGTGTGATCGGTAAGCTTGCCGACATCTTAGGCACTGCAACACCCCCAGCGCTAAACAGCCCAGACATGAAAAAGGCTCAACCGACAAAACCGGATAAGCCTAAAGTGAAGCCAGCGCCCAAGACTGAGGCAACTGGCATGATGTAGCCTTAATGTGCTACAATGAGATATGGGCTAAACCGATTAGCACCCGGGCATCAGCGTCTTGGTCAATGGCACATAACATAGCACCAATCCCAGCAACCCAAGCTTGGTAGCTCTTGGACTCTGGTAGTTCTAAGTAGCAATCTCTAAGACTTAAGGAGCATGATGCGGTGAACGATGAGTACTCCCAGCCCGGTTCTCTTCCATTGTCAAGGTAGTGTATGTCAACACACTCAACGCCGCCGTCAATCTTGGTCAAGTCTGATTTGATATATGTGAGTGTCATGGGTGTTTAAGGTGTATTGCGTTCTTGTTTCTACAATCTAGCAACTCTCAAGGAGGATGTCAAGTGTCACTCGATAATATTTTCAATGTGCTGATGGCTACCGAGTCAAGCGCCTCAACACTGAGCCAGCTAACAGGTAGAAACCTTTCATTGACATTAGGACAAATAGTAAACGTAGATGACCCTCTAGAGCATAACCGGATTCAGGTATTCCTAGCCTCTGAAGGTGGAAAGAGCCTCAGAGGCTAGGAATACCTGAATCC